AAGGTCGATTAAATGATTCATTATTTTATAATGAATCATTAGGACATATTATTGGCGAAAACAATGCATATGCGTATTCTACGAATGCAGGCCAAACGTGGACGAGTGTTTCAATTAATTCAGGTACCGACTGGAATAGCCTTTCGGCGCCAACGTCTGCTATCGTATATGCAGTAGGTGATAACAACACAACGTTTCAAGTATATAAAACTGCTGACTCCGGAGCTACTTGGACAGTGACAGGTGCAGGAACTGCACCGGCAAACGTTGATTATTACGGCGTAAAGTTTATTACTGCAACTAATGGGTTTATTATTGGCGCCGGCCAACGCGTTTATTATACAACAAATGGTGGTACTGATTGGACTGCGACAGCGGCAAATCCAGGTTCTGCAACTCTTAATGATTTGTACGTTTATGATTCCACAACACTATGGGTTATAGATAGCTCAGGTAACGTGTATAAAACAGTCGATACTGGTGCTACTTGGACTACTCAAGCAGTTGATACAACACAATCATTAAATTCAATTGAATTTATTACATCTGAAATAGGATACGTTGTTGGAGATAGTGGCATTGCGTTTTCAACGATTGATGGCGGCAGTACATGGACAAAAATCAAAACTGGAATCACAACAAACTTAACGGATGTATATTCTATTGATCAACGTACTGTTTACGCCGTTGGTGATTCAGGTACTATATTAAAACTAACCGTAGAATCGTTATTTTCATTAACAGATCCAATAAACCCATTTCTAATGTCAACAGTTGCTGGACATGATATTAGTCTTGAAAATTATTGTAGAGACTTTGCCACAGGACGATATCCTAGATTGCTACATTTATCGTCAAGCGCACTTAGTGTTGCAGATATAACTGCAAACAAAAACATAACGGCAAACGACTTATTATATGCCGAAGAAACAGTATTACCAAATAGTATGATAAAAAGAAATATGTCAATTGTACCATGTGACAACGGCATGTTTCGGCCAAATTTTGAACTATTACGTAGCGGTTCTGGTGATTATGTAAAAACAGGATCAATGAACAAATTTGTTGATGATTTAGGAAATCTAAATTTGTCAATGATAACATTAAAAAATATTTTATCTTCTACACAAAATGATCCTACACGTTGTAAAAAATTTGGCACGCTTGATGAAATGCGCGGCCAACCGCTAATTGATCTTGATGATAAAAATAATTTTATAAAATATCTTGATGGCCCTCGCATTGGTGACAAAACTCAAGCAACAGTCGGAAAAACATTATCGCTTTATCAACTAACAAATAATCCAGATTTTACTAATACTGTTGTTTTTGATGTTAGTAACATATATTATGGAAAATCAATCTCAGAAAATACATTAACAATACGAAACAAGCGGTATTCATATTTAACTGGAAAACATTTTGATTTTACCGTTAAGGATGACGGTAACGGGAATTTATATCGTGCCTCAAGCAAGACGCCTCACGCTAAGTGGAACTCAGTTGGTACTGTTTTTTATAACGATGGAGTAATTGCATTGTTATCACCACATACAACGTTTTTTGGTAAAAACAATTTTAATATGACGTTTAAAGGGCAACATAACGTTCACGTTTTAAAGGTTAACGCAATAGCTCAATCGGGAATGTTAAACTCATCATCAAATCCAGCATATACAAATGCCTCTGCATCACTTGATACAAATGATCAAGATAAACCATTTGTATATATAACTGGGATAAATTTTCATGATGAAAACTTAAATGTTGTTGCCAAAACGCAATTAGCACAACCAATAATTAAAAGAACGGTTGACAGTTATTTATTTAAAGCAAAATTAGATTTTTAAACTTTTTAAGCTTTTAGTTATAATATTATATTCGGAGAATTATTATGAGCACAGATATTCCAGATTTACCAGATATTCCAGATTTACCAATTGAAGATTTTGAAGTACCTGAAGATGATGATCAAGGTGTTGAGTCGACACACGGTGGCAGTATTGAAGTTGCCGTAATTGGTTCAGGACAAGGTGGTTCTAGGATTGCTGAAGCATTTTATAAACAAGGTTATCTAAAGACTATTGTAGTTAATACTGCCCAGCATGATTTACATCATGTTGAGTTACCTGATAAACATAAGCTTCATATGAACCGCTCTGTTGATGGTGCAGGTAAAAATATGGATTCAGGTGCAGCCGCCGCGGAGGAATTTAAGCAAGATATATACGATAGAATGTTAAAGGTTTTTGGAAAAACCGATAGAATTCTTGTCACTGTCGGCGCAGGAGGTGGTACAGGTGGTGGTTCTTGCAAGGTTCTCGTTGATATTGCAAAAAAGTATTTAAAGTATACTGGTTGTGATAATGTTAATGAAAAGGTTGGCGTTGTAATTGCATTACCTACTGCAGGTGAAAGTGCTTCGCCAAACGTATCAAAAAATGCAAAACAATTGTTAGAAGATCTTACTGATATGGCAGACAGCAAACAAATTTCGCCGTTGTTAATGATTGATAATGATAAAATTAAAAAATTATATCCTGGATTAACAGTTAAAAAGTTTTGGCCTACTGTCAATTCAACAATAGCAGGATTATATCATACATTTAACGTAATCACTACACATTCATCTGCATATTCTTCATTTGATCCTGCAGATTATGATACAGTATTATCATCTCATGGGTGTATGATCCTTGGCGTAACAAACGTTAAAGATTATTCTTCAGGAACCGAAATAAGCAAGGCACTAAAAAATAATCTTCAAAAAACACTATTAGCGGGTGGATTTGATCTTTCTACGGCAAAGTCGGTTGGCGTTGTTGTTGTTGGTGGTAGTGACGTATTTGAAGAAAGTGCCGGTCTAATGGATGCAATCGAATATGGGTTTGATACAGTTGCAAACCTTGTTGGAAATGCACTTGTTCATAGAGGTATATATGAAATGGGGAAAGGCAAACTAAGGGTTTATACGATAATCAGTGGCCTTTCTAAACCAACACAGAGACTCGCTGAACTAGAACGCTTTAGAAACTAGCACGTTTATTAAATGTCATACATTCTTGGGTTAGACGTATCAACGAGCATAATTGGTTATACCATACTTGATTCAGATTTTTCTGTTGTTGAAATCGATCACATAGATCTTAGAAAAATAAAAGGTCTTTGGTGTAAAACAGATAGCGCAAAAATTAGATTAAATGATATACTTGAAAAATATAAAGATAAACTTTCACATGTATATATAGAAGAATCATTGCAAGTCTTTAGAAGTGGATTTTCAAGTGCTCATACCTTGAGTACATTATCAAAATTTAATGGTTTAATCTTTTATATTGTTCGAGGTTATACAAACAAGGAGCCGGTGTATATATCTGCAATAGGCGCTAGAAAAACATGCGGCATTAAAATTAAAAAGGGCGAAAAGGCAAAAATTCAAGCATTTAATTGGGTTACAACACAAATTAATATGGAATGGCCAATGACAAAAAAAGGCAATATACAGCAATATTGTTATGATCGCTCTGATTCTTATGTAATTGCACGCGCAGGACAAGTATTAGAAAACAGCGATAAGAATGAACCTATCGAATAAAATAAGTTTTATTAAAAAAGTTTTTGGACAATGTGAATTAGATTCTGGCAGGCTTAATGCTTCAGTAAAATGTCCAAACTGTTCAAATAGAAAAAATCAGGCGTTTAAGAAGAAATTAGTTATTCGCTTAGACAATAATGTATATCATTGTTGGGTTTGTGATATAAAAGGCCGTAACCTTGGTACGTTAATACGAAAATATAAACGTCAATATCTTAAAGAATATATTTCAAAATTTTCTAAAATAAAAAAACTTAATATTGATCTTGAAGATATTAAACAAATAGATATAACGTTACCATTAGGATTCCGAATGTTAGCAACGTTAGTTAATCCGACGAAATATGAGCAAAATGCAATTAATTATCTTTATTCTAGGGGTTTATCACATAAAGACATGTGGCGTTTTAAATTTGGTGTTTCATCTGAAAAGCGTTATTATAAGCGAATTATTATGCCATCATTTGATGCTAATGGAATATTAAATTATTTCGTTACAAGAACATGGGATCAAAATAATAAAATTAAATATATTAATTGCTCGATTAATAAACAGGATATTATATTTAACGACATCAATCTTGACTGGGATGATGATATAACAATAGTTGAAGGGCCATTTGATCTCGTAAAGGCAATAGAAAATTCTACATGTTTATTAGGTAGTACACTAAACGAAGAATCTTTATTATTTCAAAAAATTGTTAAAAACAAAACCAATATTACATTAATCCTAGATAAGGATGCAAATAAAAAAATGTTTAATATTGCAAACAAGTTTATTAAATACGGTGTTGAGATAAACGTAGTATTACTTGAGACAGATAAAGATCCAGGTGATATGTCAAAAAAAGAATTTGCCGATTGTTTAAAAAATAGCGTACAATGGGATAACCAACAGAATATATTACAAAATATTGATTTAATTTAAATTAGGTAATATTCAAATTTGTACAATATGCAGAATTGTTGTAAATTTTCTATGGATACATTTATATGATAAAGATTGCACATATTGCAGACATACACTATAGAGGCGTAAAACGTCATAAAGAATATAAAGAAGTATTTATTGAATTTTTTAATAAATGCAAGGAGCTTAACACAGATTACATTGTTATTGGTGGCGATATATTCCACACAAAAACACAAGGTATCACTCCAGAAGTGATTGATGAATTAAGCTGGTTTTTTACGAAATGTTCTGAAACATGCAAAACGTATGTTCTACTTGGTAATCATGACGGCAATTTGCGTAATCTAGGTAGGCAAGATGCAATATCGCCAATTATAAATGCATTAAACTTAACAAACCTTGTATTATTAAAAGACACAAAAAGTATTGAAATTGAAGATAATGTGCATATACATGCATATAGTTGTTTTGATACAAAGGCTTGGAAAAAAATAAAACCAATCAATAACGATATTAATATTGCATTATTTCATGGTAGTGTAGGTAATGCAATAACAGACACAGGATTTATGCTTGAACCTGATGTTGATATTACGTTTTTTAATGGCCATGACTATGTTTTATTAGGGGATATACATAAACATCAGTTTCTTACATCAGACAAAAGAATAGCATATCCTGGAAGCCCAATACCACAAAATTATAGTGAAATTGATTCAAAAGGTTTTCTGTTTTGGGAAATAGAAAATAAAGAAACGTTTAATGTAACATTTCATGAACTAAAAAAATCATATCCATTTGTAACCCTTGGTTGGTGTGGCAGCGTGTCGGAAACTTTGGAAAAGGCTACAAATTATAAAAATGGTTCTCGTTTTCGAATTACTTGTGATCACCAGCTAACGCTTGTAGAAATTAAACAATTACATTCTGAATTAAAGCTAAAAAAACAGGCATCTGAAATTGTTTGGAAATTTAATAAAGAATTTAATCGTGGTGAAGTCTTAGTTAATAATGCAAAAGTACAGGATTTACGAAATTATTCTACGCAAATTGAATTATTGAAAGAGCATAATAAAAATTATAAATTAACAGATTCACAAAACAAAATTCTTGAAAGTTATGTCAAACAATATGTAAATAATACAATAAAAAATGATTTAACACCACGAAACGTAAAGTGGTCAATTAAAAAGATGTCATTTGATAACACTTTTAAATATGGCAAGAATAATGTTATTGATTTTAATAAACTTGGTGGAATTACAGGAATTTTTGCAAACAATCGCTCTGGTAAATCATCGATTATCGGTACTATTATGTACGGATTATTTAACATGACTGATCGTGGTTCACTTAAAAATATTGATATAATTAACGCAAGAAAAGCATATTGTTCTGCAAATATTGAGTTATCTATAAATGATAAAGATTATATTATCGAACGAAAATCATCAAGAAGGCAAAATAGAAAAAAACAAACTGAACATGCAACAACTGAGCTAGAATTTTATCAACAATTACCAGACGGTACCATAAAAAATCTAAACGGTTTACAAAGAAGCGATACAGATAAACAAATACGAAATTTAATTGGTGATCCTGAACACTTTTTAATTACATCATTATCATCACAAGGAGATATGAATAGGTTTATTTATGAAGGTGCATCGTATCGAAAATCAATCTTGGCAAAATTTTTAGGATTAGATGTTTTTGAAAAAATGTTTTCGCTTGTTAAGGCAGATTCTGACGAATTAAAATATGATCTAAAGAAATTTGCAGATCGCGATTGGGATCTAGTTATAAACGAGTTCGAAGAAAAAAAGAAAGTTCTAACATCCTCGGTTAATGATGAGACATATGAACTTAATAGTTTTAAAGATAAATTTAATGAATTAAACGTAGAATTAGTAAAACTTCAATCTGGAAATGATATCGTTACAAGACATGACGTCAATAATCAACAGGACGTTGTTGATAGTTGCAAAGGGCTTGTTGACATGGCTATTGTAGAAATTGATAAAATTAATAAAAAATATCATGATATTAATAAGAAATTAAACTCATCAATTAAATCAAAGCAAGAAATAAAAATTGATGAATTACGAGACAAACTAGATAAAAAGAATGAGATTGAAAAATTAATTTCAAATTTGCGACAAAAATTAAGTTATGAAAAAAATATCTTAACAGAAAAAAAGAATTCTATAAAAATTCTTGATACAATACCATGTGGAGATAAATACCCAACATGTGTTTTTATAAAAAATTCACATATTGATAAAAAGCATTTACCAAAACAGCAAAAGCTTGTAAGTACATTAATTGATGAAGTTGAAGCAAATGTTAATATTTTGCACAAATATATTGAAAGCAATATAACTCATAGTATTCAGCAATATAATGGGTATGTCGAAACAGAAAAGAAATTAACTTTTGAATTATCCGATATTAAATCAAGCAGGCAAACTCTTGAACATAAACATGAATTATTGTTACAGACGTATGATAAAGAAAATGATCAGTTATCTAATTTAAAAAAGAAATTACAAAAATCTAAAAATGTTTCAAAGCTTATGTCAATTAAGCAAGAAATTGAAGAACTAAAACGCAAAATTAAAAATATAGAAAATAAACTTTTAAATAATAAAACCTCTTTAAATATTATATCTGAAAAAATTATTCAGCACGTACAAGAGAAAAAAGATTATTTACACAAAAAAGAACTTTGGTCAATATTTGAAATATTACTAAATGCATATTCAAAAAAAGGTATTCCTGCGCAAGTCATATCTAGCCAGCTACCTTTAATAAACCAAGAGATTTCAAATATACTTCATGGTACGTGTGATTTTACGGTTACGCTGGAGCTAAAAGAAGAATCAAATAATATTGAGCTATATATTGATTATGGAGATTCAAGCCGCAAAATTGAGACAGGTAGTGGTATGGAAAAATCTATAAGTTCGCTAGCATTACGTGTTGCGTTATTAAATATTTCATCTCTTCCAAAGACAAACATGTTTATAATTGATGAAGGGTTTGGAGTACTTGACGAAAATAATCTTGAAGCATGCAATAGGTTTTTAATATCACTTAAGCGCTTTTTCAAAAATATTATTTTAATTTCTCACATTGATAGTGTAAAAGATACAGTAGATAACTTACTTGAAATAACAAGCTCAGGAGCAAATTCAAAAGTCGTTTATGAATAATAATAGATGGCATTCATTTGATGATTCTAGAATTGCAAAGAATCATAAGTCAGGGTTTTTGATTATAAAACCAAAAAAAGCAAAAGTTATACCTTTTGTTTGCCCTATTTGTAATTTAATAATGAGAAAAAATAATGATATAATATGTTATTATAAAAATAAATCATGTTTTTCATGTATGACATATTTAATTATTCCAAACAAAAAACGATGGGATGATGGATGGCGCCCCACAAAAAAGCAAATAAAAGAATACATTAAAAATGTACGTAATAATTACTAATTGGAGGATTTTATAATGGATTTTATGGATATTAATTTAATAGGACAGGCAATAAACGACACGTGGGGAAGCTCATCAACAGCTAAATCTCATACTATGTCAACAAAAGCATCGCTAGCAGGGCAACAATTAACCGTTAAATATATGACGGTTATTAACCTTGGTTCGATACATGAGTCTGAAAAGGCAAGACAAGATAACAAAGATGATGGCGTAAAGGTTATCGATCAATATGTAAAAGAACTTAAAAAGAACTTTAAGGAATTATCAGGTAATAGAACATTAAAGCTAAAAGAAGTTAACGATCATGACTCATTAGAGATTGTTAGCATGTCTCCATATAACCCACGTAAAACTGCATATTATAGGTTAAATATTGTGTTTGATGCAGAAGTTTAATGTCGGTAAACACAAAAAAAGCTCAAGTACAAGAAATTATTAAATGTGGTAAACAACCATCATATTTTATTAATCGCTACTGTAGGATTCAACATCCAGTAAAAGGGCTAGTGCAATTTGATACATATGATTTTCAAGATGATTGTGTTGAAAATTTTCTTGAGCATCGTTTTAATATTATTTTAAAATCTCGACAACTTGGAATATCAACTATTACTGCTGCATACGCAGCATGGCTAGCGTTGTTTCACAAAGATAAACAAATTCTTGTTATTGCTACAAAAAGAACAACTGCTGTTAACTTTATTAAAAAGGTTAAAGTTATTATTACAAAAATGCCAAAATGGTTAATGTTATCTAACATTGTTGCAAACAATACACAAGGTGTAGAATTTGCCAACGGTTCTTCGGTTAAGGCTATACCTACATCTGATGATGCAGGCCGCTCAGAAGCGTTGTCTTTATTGATTATTGATGAAGCAGCTTTTATTAAAAACTTTGACGACTTATGGGCCGGCCTATATCCAACATTGTCGACCGGTGGTAGGACAATATTACTATCAACTCCAAACGGAGTTGGTGGCCAATATTATAAATTGTGGACAGATGCAGAGGCAGGATTAAATGAATTTCATGCACACAAACTGCCTTGGTATGTACATCCTGAGCGTGATGAAAAATGGTTTGAAAATGAATGTAAGCAGCTAAATAAGCGAAAAATTGCACAAGAATTGTTATGTGATTTTACATCATCAGGTGAAACATTTATAACAAGCGAAGAACTTGATTATATTAAAACGTTAATCTGCGACCCAATTGATAGATGGGGTCCCCAAAAAAATGTATGGGTATGGGTCTATCCTATAAAGGAACATAACTATATTATTTCTGCCGATGTTGCAAGAGGTGATTCAAAAGATTATTCTGCGTTCCATGTAATTGATACTTTTACCGCAGAGGTTGTTGCAGAATATAAAGGAAAAATACCACCAGACCGCTTTGGCGAGCTTTTGGTTGAGATGGGCCAGCGATACGAAAATGCGCTAATATGCCCTGAAAATAATTCGTTTGGTTATGCTACATGTACAAAATTACAAGATCTAGGATACCCCCGTCTTTATTACACAGGTACACGGGCAACATATATTGTTGAATATATCCCACAGCACGAAGATAAGGTACCTGGATTTAATACAAACGGAAAGACTCGTGTTCAAATATTATCAAAACTAGAAGAAGTAATAAGAAACAAGACTTTAAAAATATATTCAAGTAGAACATATGATGAATTAAAAACGTTTATGTGGACAGGTACAAAACCACAGGCAATGAAAGGATATAATGATGATCTTGTTATAAGCCTATCAATAGGTTCATGGTTACTAGATTCATCAGGCGATTATAGTACGCATACAGAATCATTAAATAAAAACATGTTAAAAGCAATGTCTATATCTAAAAGCCCATATAAAAGTCAGCATAATATACCTGATAAAGAAGACGTAAAAATAATTAACCCTTTTTCTACGACAAAAAACAGTCCACCAACCAAAAAACAAAGCGCAAACGATTACGAACTTTACAAATGGCTCCTGTAAAAAAAGATACAAAGCAACAAATTATTGAGTGGGCGATTAAAAATCCTGAACAATTAACAGATTTTATTAAAAAATTATTATGCGAGCTTGAAGCCGAAGAATTACAAAATAAATTATTGATTGAAAAATATAATAAAAAAAATTAGTATTTAATATTTCTAATATTTAGTTATATATTTAATAAGTTATTGCAATATAAAGTAAAATATAATGAGTGAAGAAAAATTTTTTTCAAGGTTGACAAGACTTTTCAGATCAGGTCCTGTGGTAAAGCGCAAAGTACGCAACGCAAAAAAGCCAAGCGTTACTAAAGTACTTGATAATTTTAGAAAAGCTAATAATGATATCTATAATAACGTAATAAGTGATTACGGCGCCTATGATAGAATGAGTAGATACGCAGACTTCAGCGAGATGGAATACTGTTTACATGGTGATACTTTAATTGCTACTCCTAATGGATACGAAACAATTAAAGAATTATCAGAAAAATATTCTCATGATGAATCATTTATCGTATACGCATATGATCATAACAAAAAACAA